AACAAACTGACCAACACCACTGCTAAGAGGTGCTTGAATTGCATTGTCGTAACGAATTGTTAATGCAACTGTNGCCGGATCAGAAGTGCCGTAAGCCATTGAGCCATAATCGGCGGCTGACAAATAACAACCGTAGACTTCCCAAGTTTCAAGTACTTCAGGAGCCAACGCGCCATTTCCGCCGTCAAGAACTTCAATGTTTGTTTGGAACTTATAGTCTTGACCTGAGGCAGCACTTGCTTGCTCTACAAAATCCATTTGTTTTTGTAACTGCTGTCCGGTTGCTCGTGAAATTAAGCCAGAAGCATCATCACGAATGTTAATTGACATTGGCTGCCAAGCATGCTTACCTGGAAGATATAATCTTGAGTTATAAACTTCTAATGTAACTTCATCAAAAGAAAGATTGGGTCTTTGCACGTCAATTACTTGCTTTGTTAACTCCAATCCAGCGTTTGTGTCAACTCCAAAGTTAATGAAGTTAACTCTGAATCGGAATTGTAACTTAGGCATCAATAAGCCTTGGTTACCTCCAGCATTGTCAGATGCTACTGTCATATTGAACAGTGATTGTGAGGCTGTTGCCATTTAAATTCTCCTATAATATAATATATTTATCTTAAAAAATGAGTACCCCTTAAGGGGTACTCACTGTTCTTATTGTGCTCCGCTTAACTCGCCTGTATTGAAGATACGAACTGGTACGTAAATAAATTCAACCGCTTTGACTGGTTCAATTGCAATATCAATGTAAAGTTCATTTCTATCAATTCTAGCAGGCGTGTTATTAGATTCATCACACACTACCAAATAGTCAAACAAGCCTCGTTTAGATACCAAATCAACAAACAGCGTTTCAACAACACCACTTACCTGCTGTCTAGTTACTGCATCGTTTGGTTCAAAAACAAACGGTCTTGTTGCTAATGTTAACTGTCTACGAATGTACGCAACAAGTCTTGCAACGTTGATTCTGTCAAGTGATGACAGCGATTCAAAACTTGTTTTGTTACCGTAGTTAAGTAAACCATTGCCTGTAAAGAACACTAATGGGTTAATTTGATTTGAATAAAGTACATCACGTAGCCCTACTCGTGTTCTAGTTGTTACAAATTCGCCTGTTGCACTATCAACATAACCAATGTTTGTAGCATTATCAATAATACCTCTTCTTGTTCCTGCTGGAGCTAACCATGGGAAAGAGATAGTATCGTTACGCAACATAGTTCTGATCATCATGTGTGATGGGGGAACTGCTACTAAGTTACCTGATAAGTCTGGGGCAATTCCGCTTGGATAAAATAGACCCATGTAATTGCTTCTATTCACTAAGCCTTCTTCGCCGGTTGATGTTGCACCAGCTTCGTTATTTGCCCAGGCTTGAACTTCTGTAGCATCATCAGAAAGTCTCAATGGTGTATCACCGATGATAAATCCTGTTTCGCCTCGATCAGAGTTAAGCGTAATCATGTTAGGTTGTAGTTCTGGATATCCAGGAGCCGCTAGCAAGTTAAAGGCATTATCTTCATCTCTAATCGCAGTGTTAGAGTCAATAGCCGATCTCATTGCTTGTACAACCATTGCTCGTTGCGCTTTACGACCCATGAATGGAGAACCATCATAGTTAAGTCCTGAAGCACTTACCCAAGCATTCTTTTGTGCTGGCAATGATTCATCTGGGAATCTGTTAGTATTAAAATAGTTTACACGATACTGTTTTACATTGTATCCAGATCGTCTTGTGTTAAACAATAACATACCAACTGGATAAAGTGAATCATCTGGTGCATCCAAATCTAAATAATCGCTCTCTAACAAGCTAGTGATGCTTGGAATAGGATCATTAATTGGATCAACTGAACCACTAGTACCCCATCGTGCATCAGCAAAAACAATACCATCCGCATCTGTTTGATTAGAGTTGTCAACACTGACCCATTGATCAACACCGTCAACACGTTGCCAACGATAAATGTCTGGATAGTTTTCTAAATCACTAGTATTAATCCAAAGATCACCGTATACAAGAGCAGTGCCATCACTTTGTAATGTTGGCATTGAAGCAGAAACAATTGGTCCGTTTGGATCAGTTTCATTTGTACCCGAAATAGCAGGGAAACCATTAAAATCAAAGTTCGTGTTTTTATAACCCTGCCAGCCATTCGTAGTTTTAACCATAATATCTACTTCATCAACTACTGAATAGAACCAATTATCGTTGTTTGCGGGAGACGCAACTGGTGCAGAATCAGAAGCAATTACTTCAAACTCTCTCCAATTAGATAGCTGAACTGTGAACTTAGGAGCCCCTTCTCCTGAAACTACTGTAACACTTGTAACAGCACCGCCGCCGTCTACTGACCCTACATACACTAACAAGTCATTTGCTGGAGTTGCACCACCTAAATCAGTTCCTGAAAATGTAATTACATCTCCAACTGCATGCCCTGATCCTCCGTCTTGAATCGATGTGATGCTATAGTTTTGAAACACGTTCTCTATTCTTAATTCTAATCCTGTTCCTACTCCTGTAGTAGATGATTGTGTAGCATTAACAAAAAGAGGATTATAAGGTCCTTCTTTTACGCCATCAGTCGAACCAATGATAAATCCTGCTTCAGCCGCAACACCTGCACTATTACCATTAACTTGATAGTCATCGATAACAATTACGCCGCCTTCGGTGTGTGTTAACTGAATTGCGCCTTCTGGAGTAACTTGAGCAGTTGTAAATGGAATTGCTGCTGTTGTCCAGTTAGTAACAAAATCATTTGCATCATCGCCACTGTCAATACTAACCGTATACGATTCGCTTAAAGAGGATCCTCCTGCTGGATAAGCACCAAAGGGTAATGAAACTTGTACTGTGAATGTAACATTACTACTAAATGTAGGATTATTATTTGTACCTGTAACAATTGTTGGTCCTTCAGCAATGCGTTCCCAATAATAAATTGGGCCCAATACAGGGAATCTATTCGGATGTTGTGCATAAATCTTACCAGCTTCGATGTTTTTACCACCTTGTGGGTCAATTCTAGCAATAAGATCCCAATCATTTGGTGCTAATTCAACATCTTTGCTTACCCAAGAAAATGTCAAATCGTCCCATTCTAAAATCTCTGGGTCCAATCCATTGCCTGCTTCTCCTACTTTTACAAAAACAGATCCAGATGGTCTTGAAGAGAATATTTGATTTGGTCCCCACTGTGGTTGTTCAGCAGAGGTACCAAACTGAAGCGAAGGTTGATAGTAAGTGCCCGCTTCTATTCCCAAATCTTCTAAAACAGTACCAGTTCCTGAAATCAAAAGTCTATACGGTTCACCGTCTTGTGGTCCACCAACTTGTCCCGAGTACAGTTCTAGTTTTCCTTCGTTTTCTTTGGCTTTTAAATATTGTAGTCCCAAAGAATTAATAGCATTGACTAAAGCCCCTACTGTGTTGTTAGGAGAAGCGGGAACAGTTAGGGTTGTGTCTAGATTTTCACTTAAACCAATAGTTAAAGTATCACCTTCAGTAAGTTCTGGATCAGCTTCTGAACCAATTACTGTAGGATGTGATTCAAACCACTCGCTAGTTCCAAATGCTACCCATTGATTATCAAAGTTTTTATAAAAAAACTGTTGTGCTGAATCAGCAGATTGAAAATCGTAAGTAGGAATAGCAATTACAGCATAGTCACCAGCAATACCTAAACTTTGTGATGGTTTGTTTCCTGAAACTTGAGACTCGTCAGTAATAACAATTGGAGTTTGTTCTACGAGTTTTCCTGTTTCTAAGTTAAATTCAAAAATTCCCCAAGGAGTTTTTGAAGTGTCTAACCAATAAGTGCCATCTTCAGGAGGACCGCTTGGTCTACCTGTTCTGCCTACTAAGCTGCCTAAGTCAATATCTGCTCTTAAGCAAAATACTGAATTCGATGCTCCCAATGCTGAGTATGCAGCCAATAAGCCGTACTCGTTTAATTCATAACCTTGAATTGGGTCACCGTTTGATGTTCTGTAAAATAATGGGTTACCGTATAATGCAGTTAAATCACGCTGGCTAGTTACTCTAAAAAGTTTGCCTGCGTTCGCTTCTGTGGTACCCGATGCTACCCTAGTTGATGTAGGATCCGCTTTGTTTTCTGCTGTAGCAAGTAAAACAAGCGGTGTTGAACTTGTGGGCGCCGGTAAGTATTGAGATTCATCAACAATCGATACTTCTACGCCGGGAGATGTTAGTGCCATAATGTTTTTTCCTTATGTTGTATAATTATGAGGTTTACCACCTGATTTCTTTATATCTTTATTTAGCAAAATTTTAAAAAAATCGCGGTTATCCGAACCTTCGAAGGTTTTTATTAAATAGTATTGTGACTAACAAAAGACCTATTTGTAAACAATGTAATAAGCATCCTTGCGCTATCAATTACAAAAAAAATGGCGTTACTCATTACCGTAGTATTTGCGATCACTGCGGTAAAAAGAAACCAAAGAAAAAATCTAAACTTTATAATTGGGAAAAAGCAGGTTACAAGAAAAAAGCATCATGTGATTTGTGCGGATTTCAAAGTATCTATCCTACACAAATGACTGTATATCATATTGACGGAAATTTGAACAATGTAGCATATAGCAATTTGCGAACTATATGCTTAAACTGTGTAGAAGTTGTTAAAAAGAAAGAAGTTACTTGGAAAAGAGGAGATTTAAAAGTTGATTATTGATTCTATCTGATTATGCAAATCTTCAACTGTGCCATTATTTGAAATAACATAATCATAGTCAACACCAATACTGCTATATTCACTGGCATGTGCGCCACGTTGTTCTAGTCTTTTTTTTGCTAATTGATATTTTTCAGAACTACTGTAATACTGGCTAAGAATCAGTGCATCTTGATACCAATCGGGCTTGTCTCCTCGTTCTATCCTAATAGCAATTCCATTGGATTTTTTAATTGACTCGATCTCGTTAGGGAATCTGCAATCTGTTATCACAATATTATGCTTGCTTTTGCGCAATTGATTTTCTACTGACGCTACCCAAATATCGTTGTGAAATCCCACTCTACATACTTCAGTACCCCATTGTTGAAGTATCCATCTGGGAGTAAGATGAGGAATATTTAATCTGTTTGCCCACCAATGGTCAACTTGTTCGCGCCATGCCCTGCTATCTGGAGTGGTACCTTCAAGCATTTCTCGGTCCCAGTCAAACACGATAGCTACTGCATCTTTTAATGCACCTGCAAAACTCATACGCTTAAAATTATGCTTTTCACACAAATAATCGGCGGCAGTGTCTTTGCCTGATCCAATAAATCCAGTGATACCTATAATTTTAGACAATATGATCTCCCGAAATATTGCTTAATTATAATAGAATTGTTTTTGAAAGTCAATGATTATGGTTATTAACCTTGGACCCAAGTTAGAGGATGCGAATAGTCAACATAATCTTTCAAGTCTTGTATTAATCGTGCTTGTTCAGACTGTGACTCTGCTTTCATTGACGCACCATTTAACGCAGTTCCTCCGCCTGGTCCAGAGATGGTAGCAAATTTCTCACGCGCTTCACCTATGATGCCTTTAAGAACCGCTAACACAAAGTCAGTTAACCACGGGCCTGACCCTGGGTCTTGCAATAAAACTGCTTCTGGTTTTTGAATATCAGCCCAGATCAAAATTTGTTCTCCTGAACCCTTAAAATCTCTAGTGATTTTAAGAACTTTAGTTACTGGTTCAAAAGTATATGTTAGATATCCACCAAACATTCTTGCGGCTAGTTCAACATAACCAGCATAAAAATTATAAGTTGCTAATCCACCAGAGAAATTATAATTTAACAGATATGTGTTTAGGATTGCACTTGAAAAAGGATCAAATGAACTAGACGCTGGACCTGTTTCTAAACCTACTGTTCTTCTGAATAATGCTTTAACATTGATAAATTCGTCCGGTAATGTATATGTGTCT